GTCTTGTGCTTCACATAGTGCTGAGCTTTCTTAAGCGTATTAAATACAATCATTTGATAAAAGATTAAAGCAGATTTGGTAGCCACACATATTGGGCTACCGTCACTCTGCTAGGTGAAACAAAGAGATAAGCAGGATCTCTTAGAATATTTAACACCACACCTGCCTGTGATGCCAGGTCTTGCTCCTGGATTGTGAACAACATAGGATTCGAACCCATGATTTGTAAGCTTTTAGTATGCATTGACTTACACTGAAGACATTACCTCGAGAGAACTAATGACGTGCATACATTCAGTGCGTGTGCCTTCCCCGCCTGTTGTTCATTAAATAAGAGGACTAATTACCCTCTCTGTACCGTTTAGCAGGTTGAAGCTGAAGGTTATTCTATACCTACAAATATCAGAGCATACGTTCCCTGATTGTTATCCCCTCTGCTAATATATCCAACTTTTGTTGTTTATGATTTTAGAGAGGATATTTCTTCCTAAGTTATACTCTTTACACATTGATGTTTGTGTAGCACCTTGTGATACTTTATATCTTATTTCGTCAGCTATTTGTTGATTTATTTTACACGGTCTAATACCTGTTGTAATAGCGTGAATATTATTAGTTGTCGCTGTACACCACTCAAGGTTAGAAAGATCATTATTTAATGGATTACCATCAATATGATTAACTTGCGGTAAATTCTCTGGATTAGGTATATATACTTCGGCTAATACTCTATAGTATAAAAGATGCTTTTGTTTACCATCAATATATAATGATACAAGATGCCTTTCACTAGAGTTTTTACGTAATAGTCTTTTGTAAGGAGTGACAAACCTTTTGGTAATAGCGTTAAAGATTCTCCCATCTTCATATACCATGTATTGAGTATTTCTAAATTGTTTCATATCCACGATAGAATGATGCATTAAATAATGTCAGTATAGATACATCAACTGACTTGCTACATTTGATCTCACCTTGTTTTGGTAGTAGCTTTACCGCATGTATCATAAGACACAATACGATAGATAATAAATGAGAAGTGATACCTATTCCACCTTTCTCTCGTGTGGACATTATCAGGATCTATGTTGTTACCAACTTATATCTCACAAGTAATTGTGACAGCCTTAGACATAGGCTCGTAATCATACCTTAAGAAAGCTGAAGCTCTCTGTAAAGGTCTCTTCTGTAATCATAAAGATTAACAGACTTATCAAGCTTAGTAGCCTGAGCATCACGCATCAAATCAACAACACCTGTATAGTCTTCACATGATACAACATGTAAATCCTTTGAACCAGATACCTGATAGATAAAACGGCATGTACCATCTTCGTACTGCCAAGCTAATATGTTAAGACTAATCATAACGGTTGTAACGGTTAACTACCGTCAGAGGATAAAGATTCGGGTTATATAAAAGATAAAGAAACAACAAACCAATAAGACACTATAAGAGATAGTAATAAGATACTAGGTCAAGTGTACAAGACTGAGAAAGAACAAGCCTAATGACGTATAGCCATTTGATCCACCTCATATGTGTGTTTAAAGCACATAAGACAAGTTAATCATTTACCGTATATACTGTCACCCACACTCAAACTAACACACACATCGTTGTACTATTCTAAGAATGTGTCAGAGAATCTCCAGGGATTATACTCAAAACTGTTGTACTATTCTAAGAATGAGTACATAACAAGATAGAGACACGAGAGACTGAGTAGACGCTGAGCTGATAAGACACCTATTTGAAGTGAGAGCGCTGAGTAGATGAGACACCTTTTTGGGAAAGGCGCGAAGCCTCTCCCGTAGGTGTTCCTACTTGATGGTTACCCCCGATTAACGTTTCGGGAATAACCATTTGAAAGCATACTCACGCTCGAGTACGTCGCCCGTTGCTTCGTCGGTATACTCCAACATAGCTTTACGTTCAACGATATCGAACAAGTCCAAATCAGTCTCGTGACCTTTACCGTCAACCGCGATTGGTTGTTGTAAAGCGACGAAATAAGTCTGACCTGCACCTTTCATATCCATACCCGCAAACTTAACGGACTTGCCTTCAGTCTTGATAGTATGGATGTAGTTGCCTTTTTCTGTGATAGCTGATACTTTTGCTACGGTGAATTTAATCTTGTTCATGTTAGTAAACGGTTAGATGAATAAATGATTAACGAGTCAAGATTATCCTGCTCTAAACAAAGTAAGGGAAATAAAACCCAAACATTGAATAGGGGGATACACCTGCTCAAAACAGAGTAGGGGATCAACATATCATGTCCCCCACATGAAGCGTAACATACTTGGTGCCAATAGCCGGGGGTAGTTTAGTATAAGATAAATGGGGGGGGGTTATCTCACAGCTATGAGAGGTTAATATAATAGTATATATAGTACTTATTATAATAGGGTCTCACAGCTATGACTGTACCCCCTCAGTTTGCTCTAAACAGCGTTATTAAAAAACTTGCTGAAATACTTGCATATTAGTGGCGGTCTAGTTAAATTTGGTAAGTTTAAACCGATTAACTATCTTATTATTAGGGCGATATGATACACGAGTGTAAAGTACTGTGCAATACAATGCAAGAAGAGCAGCTTGAGGACTTGGGGATTTCTGATCCAGGGGTGTGGGTTGATGCTGCGATTGAGACGGATGGAATCATTGCAATAAAGCGTAAGTCTCCTGAAAAGACGAATGATGAGTATTATGCAACGACTGTGTATATGGATAATACGGATGTGTTTGTTATTGACACACCGTTTCACATTATGCTCTCTGTATGGAGGGGGAAAGCCCGAGTAAAAAAGGAAACAAAAGCAAAACTTTAAAACCAACAATAGTATGTCAGTAGAACAAGAAGTACAAGATGAGTCAAAGGCTCCATCAAGAGAAGAGATGATCAAGTTTTATAATGATCAGATCGAGTTAAAAGAATTGCAGGTTAAGTTGCAAGAGTTAAACACACTGTTTATAAAGGCAAAGGCTGAAGAGATTCAAGCAACTGCTTTTATTGGACAAATGATGTCACCTCAAGAGGATGAAGAATCTGAAGAGGAAGATAATGCTCCGATTCAACAGAACTTTGAAAAGAAGTTAAAGAGAACTGATGGCTCAGTTTAATCTTGTTGAAAGAAAAGCAAAGTTAGAATACTGGGACGCTATAAAGTTTCAGATTCTAACTTACTGCTATCTTGAGAAGGTGGCAGTGTCTGAGTCAGACTTGGACTGCTTAACGTTTTTGGCTTTATCTGGTGAACAGGAGTTGACTGTATTCTGTACAAGATGTGCGGAACGTGGAATATTCTCTTCTGCACAGACGGTAAGGAATGCGTTGACAAAGGCTGAGAAGAAGAACTTGATTGTAAAAGATGGAAAGGCAAAGAAAAAGATTGCTCTGAATCCAGCTTTGAAAGTGTTCTCTTCTGGTAATGTGTTATTAGACTATAAATTCGCAGCCGTTGCTCCGTCCCAAGAAGCCTAAGACCGTATACGATCAAGTTGCAGATGACTTGAAGTTGAACCAGGATATGATTGCTGATATTGGTAATCATTTTTGGTCTGTTACCAGAGAGTCTTTATCAAGGTTAAAGCACGTTAGGATTCATATTGAAAACTTTGGTGACTTTACCATAAAGCACTGGTTGATTGATAAGGAGCTTGCAAAGAAACAGGCTGCTCAGGAAATGAATGAGCAGAAGGGTGACCAGAAAGCTCAGAATATTTACAGGACAGCAGAGAAGTATTATGATCTTTTACAGTTAAAGAAACAATACGAGGAGGAGATGGCAAGAAAAGAGTTTATTGAAAACCATAAGAAAACAGCATATGCGAATAAACAGGGAGAACCTACTCAAGATATGGAAGAGTAAGGGTCAAATCTTGGAAGGTATTGTAAACAATATATTCAAACAGGATGATATTGAAGCAGTAGCGATTGAGAGAGCAAGTATTTGTGAATCAAATACCTGTGGTTTGTATGACAAAGATGGGTCTTCAGAGAAGGCTTTTGTTAAAGGATCTCCAGCGTGTGGAGGATGTGGCTGTAATATACAACTAAAGACACGCTGTATGGCATGTGATTGTTACCTAAAAGACATTGGTGAACATCCACTATGGGTAGCAGTATTATCACCCGCTGAAGAGCAAGTATTAAGAGAACGTTTAGACCAACAAAATAATGGCGTTAATATTTAAAGCAGACAATCACGAGTATTCGTCTGTTGGCGAAGAAGAACAAATTGATTGGATCAGTGCAACTAGTTTTATTGGATTCTTTAAACAGGATTTTGATGCTCCAAAGCAAGCTCAAAAATCTGCAAAGAACAAGAAATCAAAGTGGTACGGGATGAGCGAAGAGGAGATCTTGAATGCATGGTCTTCTGAAGCAAAGAGAGCAACTGATTTAGGAACATGGTATCACAATCAACGTGAGGAAGATCTATGCTCGTTGAATACAATTGTTAGAGAAGGTGTTGAAGTTCCTGTATATCCACCAGTTGTTGTTGATGGATTGAAATATGCACCATCTCAGAAACTTGGAGAAGGTGTTTATCCAGAGCACTTTGTTTACTTGAAATCTTTTGGTATTTGTGGACAGTCTGACTTTACAGAGGTGATCATGAATAAAGTAAACATTGATGACTACAAGACAAACAAAGAAATAAACATGGCCTCCTATAAAAACTGGGAGGGGATATCTCAAAAGATGAAATATCCAGTGGCACATCTTGATGATTGTAACTTTAATCACTATGCTTTGCAATTATCTTTGTATCTTTATATTATACTAAGACATAATCCAAAACTTGATCCTGGCAAGTTAACTCTAAGACATATCAAGTTTGAAAAAGCGGGAGAGGACAGATTTGGATATCCAATTGCAGCACTTGACAACGAAGGTAATCCAATCGTTGAGGAGATTACGGCGTATGAAGTGCCGTATTTAAAAGATGAGGTTGTTGCTTTGTTAGATTACTTACAAGAGTTCAGACCCAAGTTTAAAAAGAAAAAGAAGTGAGAGAACCATTATTAGTTACTAGACAAAGAGAAGGAGACGTTTTAGAAGAAATGTTAACCATGCTCAAAGTTCGCTTTCCTGAGCTTAATCCAAGCAACACGGTAGTTCTTATGGTCTCACCTGATTATAGTGCCACAGTGGCCATGCATATGGCTCATAAGCTAAGTAAAGATGGTGAGATGTGTGATCTAATGATGGTTGATGTTCCGTTTCCTGATCAACAAGCTGATTGGTTCATGTCTCAGTTAAAAAGGACATTAACAATCTCTGCAAAAACCTACGATAATTACGTACTTGCAGAAGCTGGTATTATTAGAGGAGGTAACTACACTTGGATTTGTGATCTAATGAAGGATTACATTCCATCTGATAGTAGAATTATTACTACTGCCTTGTTTGAAAACGTGCATAGTAAGTTTAAGAGTGATGTAGTTGGTGAGTATTACGATGATAAAACGCAAGACCTTACTTTCTACTACGAAGAATACAATAAACACTGGGATTAATGGTCAGATTATTTGATGTACAGAACGGTAAGGTAATCCCTTCCGAGCATTGTTACACACTTGAGTTCTTGAAGAACATCATGGATGAGTATGGGGATGAAGCAATAAAGATCTATACATATTTGTTTTACTCAACTTGTCCTAATCCAGATCTTAATCCGTTCTTTGATGTTCCAGAAAAGGACAAAGAAGCAATGATCTTAAAAGAGGTTGGAGCTGATTTTTCTCTTGATGATGACATGATACTGCACGCAAAGAAAAGATGTGAGCAAATGTATCAGACGCCAACTTTTAGAGCCTATATGGGTATGAAGTCAATGCTTGATCGATTGGCAAAATACATGGAGGTGACAGATATTGAGCATGGTAGAGATGGTAACATTACTGCTGTGATAAATGCTGCTGCAAAGTTTGACCAAATCAGACAAAGCTTTAAGTCAACTTATAGAGATTTACAAGAAGAACAGCAGAGTTCTGTACGCGGGGGCCAGAATCTTGCGTATGACGGATAATTGTTTTATCTTGCATAACATACTGTAGTGTGATGAAATTGGCAGACGTGCCCTCCTGTCTCGGGGGTGTGGAGCTACTGATAAACGTAGGGTAATGGGTTGACCACAAGCGCGCAATGTCCTATAGCTAAAGTCCACTTGGAGGTTCGAATCCTTCCACTACAGCAGCAAAACTTGTAAAAACTGCAAGTTTTGATAATAGTATAAACCAAACCAAAATGACACAAGAAACCTACACTGATCTTGAAGCAACTCCCCATCCAACAGAATTAACTCATGGAGAAAAACTAGTTGGTAAAACATTTAATCCATCAGGTGATGACAAGGTTGCAAAAGCAAAAGCTCTTTGCGCTGAGTTAGCAGACTTAATTTATAACTCGCAGTTAGATAGCTACCGACACGGTACATTAACTTCTCTAAAAGAAGATTTGACCAAACGTGCATTAATGGATATCCTTGCTGCACAGATGATGGTAGTTAAAACTTTAACTTTACAGTACTAATATAAACCAACAAGATAATGACATTTGGAGAAGCGTTAGAGCAACTAAAGTATGGTCACAAGATGGCCAGAGCTGGATGGAATGGTAAGGGTATCTTTATTAAGTTACAACTACCAACTGCGGAGTCGAAGATGACATCCCCGTATATCTACATTGATACAACAGGTTTGGATACAACAAATCCAGACGCACCAAAATCAAGAGTACCTTGGTTGGCATCACAAACGGATATGTTAGCAGACGATTGGACCCCAGTAACAAATGGATAATACAGTAGAACTTATAGGATTTTATGGAGGCGATCAAACGCATGCGTTATCAGCTTGGACCTCAACTTCAAGAGACTTTGAAGAAAAGAAAGATCGAATGCCTGCATTACTTAATATGCTGGCAAAAGAAGGGCATCACACACCGTTTGAAAAATCATCCCTTCACTTTCTGGTTACATCAGATATTGCCTCACATATACACATTCTTAAACACCGTATTGGTGTTGCTGTTAATGGGGAATCTGCTCGATACAAAGAACTAAAAGAAGATAAGATATTTGTACCAGAAGACTGGGCTGATATCAAACTTTCAAAGCCTTTGTTTATCCATGATGAAGATTCAAATGGCAATGATGAAGGCGGAGAGTTATCTTGGAAACAAGGAACTACTTGGGCTAGTGTATTACAAGACTACTCAGAGATAGGTAACTATTTGTATCACAACTGTTTAGAAGATTTAACACCTATACTTGGAAGAAAACGGGCAAAAGAATCTGCAAGATTTTTCAAAGGATATAACTCTCAGATTACTGCTGACGTTATGTTTAACTTTAGAAGCTTTATGTTATTTCAGAAGCTTAGAAACGACGAGCATGCACAAGTTGAGATAAGAGATATAGCTAATCAAATGTTAACCATTGTGCAGGAGTTGCCTTGGGAACCATTCAAACACTCACTAACTGCATTTGGATATGCTAAAGAAGATTAATAGTCACAACTATGTGATACATTATAATCAATATACAAAACTCTGGCATGCAATACCAAGAGAAGTGTATCAAGAATATTGGAACAATGATCCAAAAGAAGATGATCGTATTATTACGATGGGTAAGCTTTGTGATCTTCTTGATGCTTTAGGTATTGATGAATAATAACTATGAGTAATCAAGCATTATATAAAGAAGTACCAACTTGGGTAGATGGAAGCTGGACAACCACTATATTCTCAACGAAAGAAGAGTATGTAGAGTTTGTCCTTTCTGTCTTTAAAGAGCCTGGTGAGTATCAGTTCAATGAAACTAGTGATATCTTTAATCAAGAAGCAACAAACTTTAACAAGAATGGATACTACTGTGATGCTCCATTTAAGTCAGCAGACTTCGTTTACTATTGGGATACTGAAAAAGATAAGTGCAGAAATGGCGTAATCTACAGATCAGGAGATCTTGTTTGGTATCTATGTAGAGAATACTACATGTGGCTGAACTTCTTACCTATCTACGATAAAGAAGAAAAAAAGTTTGGTTTTGCAAAGGTTAGAGATGCCCAGTATCACATGGCTTTGTATGAACATCTTGCAGAGTTGCATTATAGACATGCAATAATCTTAAAGAAACGTCAGATAGCATCGTCGTATTACCACATGGGTAAGTTTATAAATACATACTGGTTTGAATCAGGGGCTGTATTAAAACTTGGTGCATCTTTAAAAGATTATATAAACGAGAAAGGCTCTTGGAAGTTCTTGGACGAATACAAAAACTTTCTTAATGAGCATACAGCTTGGTATAGACCAAACGAACCAGATAAGGTAGGAGCATGGCAACAGCGTATTAAAGTACGTCAAAATGGTCGTGATACTTATAAAGGTTTGAAATCAACAATCACGTCATACTCTTTTGAGAAAGACCCAACAAATGGTGTCGGTGGTCCAGTTGTTTACTTCTTTCATGAAGAGGCTGGTATTGCCCCAAAGATGGACGATACATATGGTTTCATGCGTCCTGCCTTACGATCTGGTGATATTACAACAGGTCAGTTTATTGCAGCAGGATCAGTCGGTGACTTGGATCAGTGTGAACCTCTAAAGAACTACGTACTAAATCCAGAAGCAAATGAGTTCTATGCAGTATCATCTAATCTTATAGATAAAGATGGGACTATTGGTAAAACAGGTTTGTTTATTCCAGAGCAGTGGTCAATGCCACCGTACATTGATGCTTATGGTAACTCATTAGTTAAAGAAGCTCTTGATGCTCTTGAGAAACGTTTTGAAAAAGCAAAGAGAGAACTAGAACCAGAGGCTTATCAGCTTGAAGTATCACAGTCTCCAAGAAATATCGAGGAGGCTTTTGCAACAAGAAAAGAAGCAAAGTTCCCTACACACTTGATTACCAAGCAGTTACAACGTATCGCAGATAAAGAATATCCTGTTGAGTATGTTGAGTTGTTTAGGAATGCTGAAGGTAAAGTAGAAGCAAAAGAGTCAAGAAAGCTTCCAATCATGGAGTTTCCAATATCAAAGAAGACTGAAGATAAAGAAGCCGTTGTTTGTATCTGGGAAAGACCAATGAAGAATGCTTCATGGGGTACATATTATGGTTCTATTGACCCCGTTGGTGAAGGAAAGACAACAACATCTGACTCATTGTGCTCTATCATAATCTACAAGAACTCGGTTGAGATATCAAAGATTGATCAGTCTGGTTCAATGTCAAACTATGTAGAGCCAGGAACTATTGTTGCTAGTTGGTGTGGACGTTTTGATGATATAAATAAAACACACGAGCGATTAGAACTGCTTATCGAGTACTATAATGCATGGACAATCTGTGAGAATAACATCTCACACTTTATTCAGCACATGATTAGTAAGAGAAAGCAGAAGTATCTTGTACCAAAAGACATGATATTATTCTTGAAAGATATTGGTGCAAACAAATCTGTATTCCAAGAGTACGGCTGGAAGAATACTGGTACTATCTTTAAGAGTCACATGTTATCTTACGGCGTTGAGTTTGTAAAAGAGGAGATTGATTCAGAGGTAAATGATAACGGAGATATTACTAGCGTAACATTTGGTGTTGAAAGAATACCAGATCCAATGATTCTAAAAGAGATGTTAGCTTACCAACCAGGGCTTAACGTCGATAGACTAGTAACTTTCTGTGCTTTAGTATCTTTTGTTAAGGTGCAAGAGTCAAACAGAGGTATGTCAAAACGTGTTGAAGTCGAGGACGATAAGTTGCAGAACTCGCAAAAAATGAGTAAATTAACTATGAGATCTCCTTTTAGACATATTGGAGGTGGCAACGGTAGTTCAACAACTATGCGTAAGCCAAGAAACCCATTCAGAAACATAAAATAAGTTTTATGGCTCAAAACCGATCGGAGCGTCATGCTGAAATAACGAAGACAATCCAAGAGCAAAAGGCTGAAAAGAAACGTCCAGTTAACTTTCAGCTACAGTTGAATGAGGAGCAGAAGCAAGCAAAAGAAATAATACTACAGAATGCGGTTACTGTATTATCAGGAGCAGCAGGAAGTGGTAAAACTTTATTAGCTTGTCAGGTAGCTCTTGATATGTTATTTAAGAAACAGGTAAAGAAGATCGTGATTACACGACCAACTGTCTCAAAAGAAGAGATAGGCTTTTTACCAGGCGACTTAAAGGAAAAGATGGAACCATGGATGCAACCTATCTATGCTAACTTGTACCAGTTGTACAATAAAGACAAGATAGATTCTGTTCTTAAAGATCAGTTAGAGATTGTACCGCTTGCTTTTATGAGAGGTCGTACATTCTTGGATACGTTTGTTATTGTTGACGAAGCTCAAAACTGTACAAACGAAAACATGATTATGATCATATCCAGACTTGGTCTTAGATCAAAGATGGTTATATGTGGAGATACAGCACAGGTTGACTTAAAATATAGAAACGAAAGCGGGTTTAAGTTTTTACTATCTGTTGCAAATAAAGTAAAGGATGCTGATTCATTTACTTTAAAGACAAATCACAGACATCCAGTTGTTGAGTCTATGTTATTAAAATACGAGGAACTAGAAGAAACTATAAACCATGGAAAAACTAACAAGTCAGCAACAAAAGCATAAAGATAAGATTGAGTTGTTATCAAGGCTTATTGACGAAAAAGTAATAAATCTAACAGAGGCATTACTTTTATTATCAAATACTGAGGAACCAGTGGTACAAAATAATCCTTCTATACAATACCCACCAGGTGTTAGAAGTCCTATTCCACTACTACCAAGTACAAGTCCTTATTTTTATACAACTGCACCACATACTAGTCCATATGTTTCTGGTAATGGTTTTGGATCAGCAACATATACTGATACTACAGGAGTAGTTTCTACTTTATCTCAACGTATTAACGGAGGAGATCTAAGTGGTAAAATGACAACAGACGAGATATTACAAGATTATCTACAGAAAGTAGATTCACAAGAATAAACAGTTCAAAGATGCAGATTATAAATGCCCTTGACGCCAAGGCAGGTAAGAAGACTGAAAATAACAAGATGGGTACGTTAACCCAGCCTATTCAGTTTATACCCGCAAAAGATAAAGACGATGAGTGGAAAGCTCATAACTTAGACTGGCTCGAGTTCCAGGGAATGAAACAACTACGCAGAAACTCGCGTAGATTGATGAAAAACTATAAGCTTGCAAAAGGTATCATTGACAAGACAGATTACATCGTTGAAGATGGTAATGACATGTCTGACATTGTTGATATGTTAACTCAAGAGGATCAAACAGCTTTAGAGTTAAAGTTTTATCCTATCATCCCAAATGTTATAAACGTACTCTGTTCAGAGTTTGCAAAGCGTGTTAACAAAATAACTTTCCGTGCTGTTGATGACATCTCTCATAATGAGATGTTAGAAGAAAAGCGTGCAATGGTAGAAAAAGTATTACTACAGCAAGCTGAGCAAAAGATTCGCATGGAGATGGTTAACATGGGAGTTGATATGGAGTCAGAAGAAAGTCAGCAACAACTAAGTAGAGAAAACTTAATGACTCTTCCTGGTATTGAAGACTTCTTTAGAAAAGATTATCGTTCAATGATTGAACAGTGGGCATCCCATCAAATGATGGTTGATGTTGAACGCTTTAAAATGCAAGAGCTTGAAGAGCGTGCTTTTAGAGATAGTTTAATTACTGACCGTGAGTTCTGGCACTTCCAGATGAGAGAAGATGATTATGAAGTGGAGTTATGGAACCCATTGCTTACTTTCTATCATAAATCTCCAGATGTTCGTTACGTATCACAAGGTAACTGGGTAGGTAAGATTGATTTAATGTCTGTATCAGATGTTATTGATAAGTTTGGTTGGATGATGACAGCAGATCAGATGGAGTCTCTTGAGACTTTATATCCTGTTCGTGCTGCTGGTTATGCTATTGGTGGTCAACAAAATGATGGATCATACTATGATGGTACTCGCTCACATGAGTGGAATACACAGATGCCATCTTTAGCTTATCGCCAGTTTACATCTCAATATGATTCACAGTTTGGTACAGGAGATATAGTTGAGTGGATCTTAGCAGATTCAGAAGATACTGTTGATTTTGGTAAGACACACTTATTACGTGTATCAACTATCTATTGGAAGTCACAACGTAAACTTGGTCACTTAGTAAAGATTACTGAAGAAGGTGAGATGATTCAAGATATTGTTGATGAATCTTATAAGATTACAGAAAAGCCTCTATATAATACATCAACTGTAAAGAACAAGACAAAAGAAAACTTGATCTTTGGTGAGCATCTTGATTGGATCTGGATTAACGAAACATGGGGTGGTATTAAAATTGGACCTAATCGTCCTGCATTCTGGGGCATGAATAATCCAGGAGGTCTTAATCCTATTTACATGGGATTGAATGGTGGTAAACCATCACGTCTTCCATTCCAGTTCAAAGGTGACTCTACTCTTTATGGATGCAAGTTACCTGTTGAAGGGTCTGTATTTGGTGATAGAAACACACGATCAACATCTCTTGTTGATATGATGAAACCTTATCAGATTGGATACAATATTGTTAACAATCAGATAGCAGATATCTTAGTTGATGAACTAGGAACAGTGATTATGTTTGATCAAAATGCTTTACCGCGTCACTCGATGGGTGAAGATTGGGGTAAGAATAACCTTGAGAAAGCATACGTTGCAATGAAGAACTTCCAGATGTTACCGTTGGATACAACGATTACAAATACTGAGAATCCTTTATCTTTCCAGCATTATCAGGTTCTTAATCTTGAGCAGACAAATCGTTTAATGTCACGTATTCAGTTAGCTAATCACTTTAAGAATCAAGCGTTTGAAACGATTGGTATTAATCCTCAACGTATGGGTCAGCAGATTTCACAACAAACTGCGACAGGTATTGAGCAAGCTGTTAATGCATCTTATGCACAGACTGAAGTTTACTTTACTCAACATAGTGATTACTTAATGCCACGTGTTCATGAGATGAGAACTGACTTAGCTCAGTACTATCACTCAAAGAAACCATCTGTTAGATTACAATATATTACATCAACAGATGAGCGCGTTAACTTCCAGATGAACGGTACAGATTTATTATTACGTGAGTTGAATATCTTTTGTACAACAAAGACTAATCAACGTCAAATAATGGATCAGTTAAAGCAGTTAGCTTTAAATAATAATACTACTGGGGCTTCGATATATGACCTAGGAAACATTATTAAGTCTGAATCGATCGCAGAGTTAACTGGAGTATTAAAAGAGGCTGAGAACAAGGTTACTCAAATGAAGCAGCAAGAGCAACAAGCTCAACAACAGATGCAACAAGAACAACTAGCTGCTGCTGAAAAAGCTAAACAGATGGAGATTCAAGCTCAATCTGAGCGTGATGATAAAATGGTTCAGAAAGATATTACAGTAGCAGAGATTAATGCTGCTGGTAGAGGATCTGGATTTGATATCAATCAAAATATGCAGTCTGACTATCAAGATGCTTTAAAAGATATAAGATCTCAAGATCAATACAACGAGCAAATGAGCTTTAAACGCGAGCAAGAAATTAACAAGACTCGTAAGAATCAAGATCAGTTATCTCTAGAGCGTGAAAAAATAGGTGTAGAGCGTGAAAAAATAGATACAGCCCTTCAGATTGCACGTGAAAACAAAAATAAGTATGATGAGCCGAAAAAGAAAGATTAACCATAGCGATATAATCCTAGGGTAAGATAAATACATAGTACACATCAGAAGTTTATCTGATAATATTATGTATATTATAATTGTAGAGATACAGAAAATAAACCAACCAACATATGTCAACAAATAACGAACCAACTACTGGTACAGTAGACTTGGATATTGATAGCTGGTTATCAGCCCCAGGAGCAGATAGTATTATTACACCTGCTTCTGCTGAGTCTGCAAAGCCATCAATGTTTAGTCAAGACAAAACAGATCTTTCTTTTATTGATAAGAAAGATGATGACACGTCAGATGATCCGGATAACGGTGATGACAAAAAAGACGAACCTATAAAGGTTGATGAACTATTTAATCAGCTTGGTGATGAGCCAGCAGATGATGAAGATCAAAAACCAAACAAAGGTGGTCGACCTAAGACAGAAAAGTCTGGCTTAGTTGATTTCTTCAAGAAACGTATCGAGTCAAAAGAGATGTTTGCATTTGATGACTTTGATGAGTCAAAACAAACTCTTGATGATTACTTAGGTACGTTAGCCGAAAAAGACTACGAAGAGTTATGGCAAGCAAACATCGATAACTTAAAGAACGAAGTTGCTTCAAATACTCCTCAAGAGTTTTTTGAGTCTTTACCAGAAGAGTTACAAGTTGCAGCAAAGTATGTTGCTGATGGAGGACAAGATCTTAAAGGTTTATTTCAAGCCTTAGCTCAAGTAGAACAAGTTCGTGAACTTAATCCTACAGATGAGAATGATCAAGAGTCTATCGTTCGTTCATACTTACAAGCAACAAACTTTGGTGATACAGAAGAAATAGAAGAAGAGTTGACGACATGGAAAGACTTAGGTGTGCTTGAAAAGAAAGCAAAGCAGTTTAAACCTAAGTTAGATAGCATGCAAGCAGAGATCGTTCAGTCTCAATTAGCTGAACAAGAATCTCGCAATCGTCAACAAAAACAAGCGGCAGAAGCTTACATGGAGAATGTGTTTGAAGCTTTACGTCCAGCTGAGATCAATGGTCTTAAGTTAGACAAGAAAACACAAGCATCTTTGTATGCAGGTTTAGTACAACCAAACTATCCGTCAATATCAGGACGTCCAACAAATCAGTTAGGACACCTTTTAGAGAAGTTTCAGTTTGTTGAGCCAAACTACCCGTTAGTTGCAGAAGCATTGTGGTTACTTTCAGATCCTGAAGCGTATCGTCAAAACATTGCAAAGAATGCAAAGAACCAAGCCGTTGAACAGACTGTGCGTCAGTTAAAAACTGAACAGTCAAGAAAAGTTGGATCAAGCTATGCTGAAGAAGAAGACAAACGTCCTTCTGTAAGAAAAGCCCCTCGTCCAACAAACATATTCCAGCGTTAAACAAAACGATTATATTATAACCCTTTAACAAAAATAAAACATTATGGCAACTCCAGTTTTGAATAATGGTATATTTTTGCGTGATACGAGCTATGCAGCTTCATCTCACGTTGATTCATACCACTTATCAAACCTTCTTAAGAGCTCAGAGCCAATGGACTTAGGTCCAGTGGATTTGTGGGCAATGGCACAAAAGGTAGAAATGCCTTTGTACCAGATGTCTTCTTTCGGAGGTAAAAACGTTATCAACGTTGATAACTCTCGTGGTGAGTACAAGTGGCAAATCCCTGTAGCTCAAGATCTTCCTTATATCTTAGAAGATATTGAATCTGCAAATGCTACAAAAGGTATTGACGGACAGTCGTTCAAGATCAAATTGAACAAGCGTCAGTTCGGTCATGGTGATATCATCACTTATGACAAGTACAACGGAGCTGAGATGTACGTAACAGCAGATGATATTATCCCTGCAGGTGACGGTTTCATCTACACAGTTCAGTTAGTAAACAACGACAACTTGAAGTTCTTAGACAACAAGTATGTAAAGCAAGGAACAAAGATCTTCCGTAAAGGTTCTGCACGTGGAGAGTATGGTGAGCGTTTCTCTGACTTAGGTCAAGTTAATGCTGGACACCGTGAGTTCTATAACTACGTTGGTGGTGCTGAAGCACACGTTCACTATTCTGTATCATCTCGTGCTGATTTGATGATGAAAGGTGGAATGAAAGCAGATGGTACTGTACCAGTTGTTGAGTTATGGCGTTCATTTGATAAGTCTATCGATCCTGCGGTTACAGACTTACAAGGTTTAGCTAACAAAATGGGTAAGGACTATGTTAAGAAAGCATACGAATCAGGTCAATTGACTCGTACATTCTTAACAACTTTAGAAGCTGCTCACTTATCTAAAATCTCTACTGACATTGAGTCTTACTTAATGTGGGGACAAGGTGGTCGCGTTAAGCAAGATGGTCCAGATGATATTCGTTTATCAGTTGGTCTTTGGAAGCAGTTAGATAACTCTTACAAGCGTATCTACAACAAAGGTTCATTCAACTTAGACTTGTTCAAATCTGAGATCTTCAACTTCTTCAATGGTAAGGTTGAGTTCCAGGGACCAGATCCTCGTCGTGAATTAGTTGTTCAAACAGGTATGGGTGGTATGAAGTTAATCAACGAAGCTATTAAGAAAGAGGCGATCAACTCTGGCTTAGTAATCAATGCTTCTGAGGTTGGTGCTATCACTGGTAAAGGAATGGACTTAAATTTCGGTTTTGCGTATACTCAATACGTTATTCCATTCTTAGCTAACGTTAAGTTTGTATTAAACCCTGCGTTTGATAACGTACACACAAACGATATTGAGAACCCTATCATCGATGGTTTCCCATTATCTTCTTACAACTTCGTTATCTTTGATATCACTGATAACACTAACGATAACATCTACTTATTGAAGTTATCTTGGGATAATCAATTGAAGTGGTTCTACCAAAACGGTACAATGGATTACATGGGTCGTTCTCAAGGCTTCCAGTCATCTGGACAGTTCAACGGATACCGTGTGTTCATGTCACAAACAATGCCAGCAATCTGGGTTAAAGACCCAACTAAGGTATTGAAGATTGTGATGCGTAACCCTGTTACTGGCGGATCATTCTAATAGTACTAGTAGACCTGGAGATGAAATACTCTCCAGGTTTTACTATAGACATCAAAAGTGTCAACCCTCAACCTGTTGTACGCAAACCGTACTGATCATGCGGAGAGCTTGCAACTCTCAACAGGTTCTATAAACCAAACCAACACAATGAAAGCTAGACTAGGACAGTTAGTAAAGGTGAAGAATAGCAAGAAGCAAAACTTCCCTAACGTTAATGATGCTTATTTTGCTGTATGGGTAAAAGACGAAGATGGCCACGGTCATAAGTGTTTGCTCTTTACTGAAACAGATTTAGCAAAAGCAGAGTTGAGAGCTAGTAAGAACCCAGAGGATCTTACAGAACGAAGCTTAAACTCTTTGATATTAGATTAAGAAATACGATATTTACTAGAAGTCTAGTAAGTCTTATTATAAACCAAACCAAACCAAACATGAGTTCAGTAACTATTGTGGAACGTTATCCACAAAATAAGCGATCAACGATTGCTATTAGACCATACTTTGATCCTAGTGTTGATAACATGGGTCTTCAAAAATACGGTTTAACTTTGTTTGAAGGAGCTTTCCACGAAGAGTCGATTGCATGCCTTGAGATTAATGGAATCAAACGGTATAAGACTGGTTTGAATGAATATGCTCCAGAGATAAAGGACTTAAATCCTGAAGAAGCAGAAGCAAAGATTAAACAGATTCGTGCTGTTGTTTGTCAGTTAGAAAAAGAGTTAGCTGCGAATATCATTGATCCTACTGATCCTGACTTCTGGAATAAAGTCGTTTTGCTAAAACCAAACAACGATGATTTCTGGGATAAGATAAAGATTAGATGTGGAAACGAGCCACTCTTCTTAGAGCCTGATAAAGATCCTTATGATTTGATTCGTATGTATGCTATTGAAGCAGGTGGATTTAGTATTGTTGCAAAGTCGCTTGATGATGCAAAGACAACTCCAGTCCCACCAAAGTTCTACTTAGATAAGTTAGAAGAAACTGCTTCGACAAATACAGAGGTTAAGAAACTTCGTAACAAAGCATTATCTGAACTTGAGAAGTTATTTAATAAGAATACAAATAAGTTGTTCTACGTTGCAAAAGTGATCGACGTAAACTCTGCTCAGTATCGCAAATCTACTCCTACAGACATTATCTATGACAATATGGATAAATACATTAACGGAGAGTATGTTGATAAGAACAAGCGTAAAACAGCAGAACGCTTTATTGAGGTAGCTGCTCTTGATATGGAAACTTTGAAGCTTCGTGCTATTGTTAAAGATTCTACATATTACAAGATGATTGCAACAAAAGCTGATGGATTTATCTATCACATGTCAACATCAACAATGTTAGGACGTACACCGTCAGACTGTGTTGAGTTCTTGAAGAATCCTTTAAACGAAGAGATCTTAAGAGACGTGACAGAACGTGTTGAGAAATACTGGCAACAGTAATAATATTCTCCTCCTTGGATAGTATCCTTGGACCGACATCTGAAAAGATGTTTCAAGTAGTGCCCCTCTATACTATGCTATAGTGCAGCACTTTAAAACAAGATGTACCTAGGTTGCATACCGTAAGATCTGCACCTAGGTCTTTTTAAAGACTATGGATAACAAACTTATACAGCTTAAGATTAAGCAACGTCTGAACAAGTTAGCAAGTTTTGATTATGACAACATTGAAAGTTGGCAGATTCAAGAAGCTTTTAATAAGGCGCAGCTTGAGTGGACAAGACGGGTTATTCATGGTTTAACACCAAGAGCATTAATGCCTGAACAGTCATCTAACATTGTTGATGACTTACAGATATTATTAGAAGAAGTTAATCTTAGCGGTATTGAGAGAGATCTATACTTTGAAACATCTGATATCCCAGTTGATTACATGCACTTTACTCGTGTTAGCACAAGAGCTATTACGTCATGTTGCCCAAGTAGAATCATGTCAGTGTATTTAGCTGAAGAAGCTAATGCTGATGAATTACTATCAGATAACTTTAAGTCTCCTTCTTTTCAATGGGGAGAGACTTTCTGCACAATCATGAGTAACAAGATCAAGATCTATACGAACGGTGAGTTTAGTATTGAAGCTCCAAAGCTTACCTACTATAGAAAACCAAGAGCTATTAAGTTCAAAGGATCTATAGATATTGAAACTAATACTGTTATTCAGTATGATGTGACATGTGAGTTTAAAGATGATGTTGCTGAGATCTTATGTGATGAGACAGCTGCAATCTTGGCTGGTGATATAGAGTCAATGAATCAATACCAAAGAGAGGTTCAAAACGCAGGTAGAAACAGTTAATAAAACATGGTACAAAAACTACAAAGACCAAATGGGTCTTTAGAATCAAAGACAGCTGCTTGCGTTAGCGAGTTAATGAATGCTGCAACTAGTTTCCATAAACTACACCTAAAAGTAAAAGACTTAGGTTCATTCTCAGCACACAAAGCTCTTAATGAGTTATATGATGCTTTACCTGGACATGCTGATGCACTAGCTGAAGGATTCCAAGGAGCTGCTGAGAAGTTGTTAACATATGAAGATAATGCACCGCGTCCTTTGAATAGTGTACAAGAAGCGTTATCTTATATTAGAGATGTATACCAGATGGTTACATCTTTACAAGGTATGATGCCTTACAGTGAAATAGTAAACGACTTAGATATGATTAAGTCTAGCCTTAATAGTGCTAAGTATAAGTTACTGTTCTTAAAATAGTTTTTATTTATCTATAACCCATAAACACAATTAACTATGTATTTTCCTAATGCATTTAAAAAAGCGTTTTTAGTAGGTCCTAATGGACTTGACGGAAACGCTGTTGCTTTGGCAGCTAGCGGAACAACTGCTGGTTTGTCTGCTGGAGAGTTAGGAGTATTTAATGCGTCTACATATGCTGCATTAACTACTGCTGGAACTGCTCCATTCATCATCGCTCAAGGTTCTTATTTTACATCTGATAAGATTGGTCCTGTACACGGTGGATACCAAGAGTCTGTTAAGTCAAAGACGATTAATCCTAAGTACATCTCTCGTGTATTTAAAGTTGCTTCTAAGACTGCTCAAAATCAAGTAGTTGAAGTATCTATCTCTAATGTATTAGAAGATGCTACTTACCGCTTACGTGTTGACTTGAAAGGTTCTCCTGCATTACGTTTCTTATCTCACAACTTGTACAAGACATTAGATGCTTTTACAGGATGTGCTGCTGGAGATGTTGCTGCTGTAATCGATCCAACTAAAGTTGCTATCGCTTGGGCAAAACAAATAAACGAGTCTCCTTACTTAGGTAAGTTTATCTCTGTTGCTGTTAAAGATACTGCAGGTGATGCTGTAGCTGCTGGAGATTATGATACTTTTGCAGGTGTTGCTGCTACATCTTCTGATGTTGCAAAGTTAGTTATTACTGCAGCTTATGTTGATACTAAGTTTGGTGATGCTACTTTTACTCCAACTGATAACTACGATCTTGCTCCGTTATCAATCTACACTTCATTTGTTGATGATTCAGGTGAGCCATGTGCAGTAAATGGAATCTCTTCTGTTGAAACACAAGCTGCTCGTCAAGCATCAGGTGTTGGTGAGACTGTATTACGTGAGATGATCTTAGACGGTCGTTACCGTCAAGAAGCTTATCCAGATGGTGGACATGTTGATTCAATTCGTATGCGTGAGATCGAAGCTAACCCAGGTTTAGCAACAATCAACCGTAACGGATTATACGATCAAGTAATGGTATTACATAACGTACCTCGTTTCAACAACCCATCTAGCACATTTGACAATGATCAATATTTAGTTGTTATCAACGTTCCTGCTGGAACTGCTACAACTGAGATCACTAACTTCATTGTTGCTTCTGCTGTTGCAGCTGGTCAAGCGATCGCGTTAGAGACTATCTAATCAGATAGAAATAAAGAAGACGAGGGTAGGTACTTTGCGGTGCCTGCCCTTTCTTTTTTGTGTTTGTGCTTGATTTTTAGTATATTATTATTGAGTACAACTACGATCATCTTATTCAAAACAATAGAAGTTTATGGCTATCAAACATCAGTTAAGCCTTGAGACTCCTGATACAAATAACTGCAAAGTATTAAGGATCTTTGACACCAGTACGTATGGTGAAGGTTTAGACAAAGAGTGTGGCACACTACAGATTACATCTCCAGGATTTAACTTACCAGTTAATGTTGAGGTATTGCCATATTATAACATCGTTCTTAATGCATGTTCATTAGGTTTACAAAAGACTGGATGTGGGGATAGCTTGCAGTGCATTCCTGACGGTATCTATGTGATTCGTTACTCAGTTGCTCCAAACGATAAAGTATATTCTGAATATAATCATCTTCGTGTTACTCAAACATTAAACAAGTATTACAACGAGCTTTGCAAGCTTGAAATCAATGGTTCTGAACCTGATGCTGACGTAAAAGAAAAGTTTGGTCAGTTACAGACAATAAAGAACTACATCGATGCTGCAAAAGTAAAGGTTGAGTATTGTCATCAAGCAGATGAAGGCATGGAGTTATTAATCTATGCACAGAAGAAGCTAAACGCATACTCAGAAACATACGGCCAGTACTGCTAATATTAACTAAACCAACAATATTATGTCACAAAACCAAACTACCTGTCCTAACTGTGGTACTGTAATCACATGTGGTTGTCAGCAAAGAACTGCTTCAAACGGAGCACAAGCCTGCACAAACTGTATTGGTACTTACGAACAACAGTTACATTTGATCAGAAATACTCAGGCAAACAAAAACTAAGATGAAGAACTTACTGCCAAAAAAAGTTGAGATATATAAGAACTACGCAACAAGCATCTTTAGCAAGTTTCGTAGATCTCGTTATGGATTAGGTAAAGCTATTTCTGACGATTATGTCTTGATGGCAGAGATCAAAAAAGCTATTGTTGATTGGCAAGCAAACGATGATGCTGGTGCATTAAGCGAAGAGAATATTCAGTACAAGACTTGGTTACCAACGGGTATGTATGATTCTGAGTTATTATTTGATAACGAAGCTTTAGGATATCAATACAGTAATCCTCGTAGTCCAGATAATCTTGGTGTATTCTATGAGTATAGTAATGGATCTCAAAACATTATTCAGGTTAATGCAAACGGTGCAGTAACTAGAATAAACTTGAATCCATGCATTACAATCAATAACAATACATCTTTCTTGTTTACACAAGAGACTCCGTCAACTCAGTGGGTTATTCAGCATAATATGGGTATTACACCAAACGTATTTGCAGAAGATCTTAACGGTAATGATATTCAAGGTATTATTGAAATCGTTGACAGTAACAACTTACGTATTAACTTTAATACTCCAGTAGCTGGTAAAGCTTACTTATCATAATGGGTGCTTCAGTATATTATTACGATATTGATCTTAACAAGAATCAGTTACTTAATGCTAGGTTACATCCTGTAACAACAGCAGAAAGGACTACTCTTGGTAATAGTTATAACTCTAATGATAAAGGTATTGTAGTTTACGATATAACAGCAGCAAGTTTTTATGGTTGGGATGGCAATGCTTGGCAACGAATAGGTCTTACAGATGCAGAGTTATCAATGCTTGCACAAGCTTATAACTCAACTATTGCAAGTGTTAGTCTTAGTTCTAATGATGAGAACTTACTTCTAACTATAACAAAGAGAGATGATACTGCGGTATCAAGCTCTATAAAGTTTAAGCATATACATGTTCAAGCTGTTGCAGTAACAGAATGGAATATTATCCATGACTTAAACTGTTATCCTTCTGTTACAGTTGTTGATGCAACAAAAACAGAAGTTATTGGAGATATCTCATACACTGACTTAAACTCATTAACAATAAGATTTACAGCTGCCTTTAGTGGTGAAGCTTACCTTAACTAATATTAATCATGGCAAAGAAGTTTTTAACCAATCTGGATCTTGTAAAAAATCAGATACTAAACGTTGCAGTACACAATAACGCTGGTCCAATAGCAAATCCTGTTGTTGGTCAGATCTATTTTGATACTACTCCAAACGTTCTTAGAATGTTCTTCTGGGATGGCACTACTTGGGTTGATATGTCAGGTGACATTCAAGACGTTTTAGGCGGTGCTGGTTTAACTGCAACGACTTCAGCTAATGGAGATGTCATTACTCTTGATATCAACGTTGACAACGCAACTATCGAAGTTTCTGGTGGTGACTCTATCCAAGTTAAAGATCTTGGTATTACTACTGGTAAGTTAGCTAATAGTGCAGTAACAACTGTTAAGATTAATGGCAATGCAGTTACTCTTGATAAGATTGCTCAGATAGCAAACTTACGTGTTCTTGGTAACATGTCAGGTGCTACTGGTAATGTTTCTGAAGTAACAGTTATTACAGATTTAGCAAATGCTTCATCAACAACTCTTGCTACATCCTCTGCTATTAAGTCATATGTTGATGCTAATATTGGTGGACTTGGTAACTTAGAAGGTGCTTGGGCAGCATCAAGTGGATATTTTCCAGTAGGTACAGATCCTGTTGCTGGTACAAAAAAAGGAGACTATTGGTATGTAACAGTTGCTGGTACAACAGGTGGAGTAAGTTTTAACATTGGCGACGTTATTATTGCCAAGGTAAATGATGCTTCTCAAACACTTGCTTCAGATTGGATTCAGTTAGAAGTTAATCGTGATCAAGCAACAGAAACAGTTTTAGGTTTAGCTGAGATTGCAACACAAGTTGAAACAGATGCTGGTACTGATGATCAACGTATTATTACTCCTTTAAAGTTAAAAACTTTATTAGATAATCGTACAGGAGGTTATGCAGCAAACGTTGGAGATACAACAAGCACTTCATTTGCTTTGACTCACGGATTAGGTACAAGAGACCTTATTGTTGCAATATATGATAATGCCACATACGAAGAAGTTATTACTGATGTTGTATTAACATCAACAAGTGTTGTTACTGTAAACTTTGCAGTTGCTCCAGCTTCTAATGCGTATCGTGTAGTTATCAAGAAATAATATACTTAATGAGATTTTTGTCTGACATACTAGCTAAAGCTGGTCTGATTGTTGATGGTGCTGCTGTATTCAACAGTAGTGCAACAGGTCAGACTCCAGCAACGAATGATAATTCTACCAAGTTTGCAACAACTGCATGGGTAAGATCATTTGTTCAACCATATACTTTACCTATTGCTTCTTCTACCGTTCTTGGTGGTATAAAAGTAGGTACAGGTTTAGCTATCGATGCACTTACTGGAGTTCTATCAGTATCAGGTGGATCAGTATCTTTAAAGTCAACTCAGACATTTACTGCAACAGAAGGTCAAAGTATATTCACTATTGCAAACGGATATACTCCAGGTCTTATTGATGTCTTTCTTAATGGTGTGTATCTATCACCAGGACAAACAACTGCAACAAACGGAAGTACTGTAACATTACTAGATCCTGCAATATTAGGTGACGTTATTGATGTTATCATCACATCTCCTATTGGCGAAGGATCAATAGCAACAACTGATAGTCTTCCAGAAGGTACGGTTAATCTTTATTATACTCCAGCAAGAGTTCGCACAGCAATCTCTTTAACAACAACTGGTGTATCAGGTGCAGCAACATATAACAATCTTACGGGAGTATTTAATATTCCTAACTACCAAGGATTAGTTCCTTCTGGTGGTATAGCTGGAGACATCCTAGCTAAGGTAGATGGTACTGATTATAATACTACATGGATTCCTAATTTTACAAGTACTGTACAACATACTGTAAAAGCAGCAGTTGCTTTAACAAAAGGTCAAGCAGTTTATGTATCATCTGCTGATGGTACTAATATGATTGTTTCTAAAGCATCTAATGCTTCTGAACAAACATCTAGTAAAACACTAGGACTAGTTTCTCAAAATTTAGCAATAAACGGTCAAGGTTTTGTTGTAACTGAAGGTTTACTTGCAGGTTTAGATACATCAACAGCTAATGCTGGGGATCCAGTATGGTTAGGTACGAACGGTAATCTTATCTTTGGTTTAGCTAATAAACCAGTTGCTCCTGCTCATTTAGTATTTATTGGTGTTGTTACACGTGTACAATCTAATAATGGTGAGATCTTTGTTAAAGTACAAAACGGTTTTGAGTTAGATGAGCTACACGATCTTTCTGTAAAGAATGCATCGGATGGCGACATGATTAAGTATGTCGCATCAACTGGTTTATGGACAAAGATTGCTGCATCAACAACAAATATTGTTGAAGGTACAAATCTTTATTACACAGCTGCTCGTGTTGCTGCATATCTAACAGCAAACTCTTACGCTACACAAGGATATGTAAACACTGCAATATCAAACTTAGTAGCTTCTGCTCCAACAACACTTGATACACTTAATGAACTTGCAACTGCATTAGGTAACGATCCTAACTTTGCAACAACAATAGCAACTAGTATTGGAACAAAAGTACCACAGACTAGAACTATTACAATCAATGGTACAGCTTATGATCTTTCAGCAGATAGATCTTGGTCCATTGCTGCGGGTGTAACGAGCTTTAATACACGAACTGGTGCAATCACCTTAACGTCAGGAGATGTCACAGGAGCGTTAGGATATACCCCTTATAATAGTACGAACCCTTCAGGTTATATTACTAGTTATACTGAAACGGACACATTAGCTACTGTAGTTGCAAGAGGATCAAGTACTGGTGGAGGTAGACCAATCACTTTAGATAATAGTGGAGGAGGAATCTTTATAAAAGCTGGTTCTGGAGGTTGGTCCATGGGTACTTATTTTAGAGGAAATGGCGATACCATCTTAGCAGGATTTGGAGCACTTGGTGCAAATAATAGTTTAACGTGGGCATGGATTGGTGCAGGATATGAGTCACCTTGGGTTACTTTAAATGGTAGTGTTGTAAACTCACTAGTAGCTTTACAACAGAATGGCAACCAGGTATTACATGCTGGAAACTATTCTTCTTACGCTTTACCGCTTTCTGGCGGGGTTGTTACAGGATTAACTGCATTAACAGGAAAAGTTACATTAGGTAACAGAACATCTGCAGCTTTCAACGGTAATATTGCGGGATTAACAATTAATAATACTGTAGAGATACGAAGTACGGGTTCTGAAAATCCTCCAGGCTTAACTTGGCATTATGAAGGATTAGCTACACGACACATACTTATGACTTCAGCTGGAGTTATAAATGTTGTATCTCCAAGTACAGAAAATGGTGGAGTAGCTATATTAGCAGTAAACGGTAACACTGTATGGCATGCAGGTAATTTAACTAACCTTAACCAACTTACTAATGGTCCAGGATATATTACCAGTAGTTCAAATGTTGCTGGATTAAATACTACATTCTTAGATACTGGTTCAACTAATATCAGCAGTGGATTCTCTAGAGTTATTAGGAATGAGAACGCGAATGGTGGTAATATGAGTTATGCACCAGTCCTACATTTAGCTGCTTCAGATACAATGTGGCAGATTCAAGGTGATTATAGTTCAAGTTCAACGTTAAAATGGAGAGCAGGTTATTCAGGTACGTGGTATCCATGGAGAGATATATTTCATAGTGGTTTTTCTGCTTATTCATATGCTTCTAGTTTAAACCAAAACTTAACTACTGGCTCTGATGTGACACATGCTATTTTAAGAGCTAGTTCTTATGTTGTTACACCATTAATATATAGTGGCGGAGGATCAGTAAACTTTGGTAATAACGTTTCTATAACACCATCGTCAGCATCATGGGCTGAAGGTTTAGCTTTCAGTATGGCTACTACTTCAACTTGGGGTGGATTAAGATGGCGAAGAGAAAGAAGTAATGCGGACGGAAACTGGTATGTAGGATTTACAGCATTAGATAGTTCTGATGATTTAGTATTTGGAGCTAATAATGGAGGCACTCAAAACGATAGTATAATTAGATTAACTAAAGCAGGTCTTGTATCAATGCAGAAAGCTCCATCTGGAGTAAATCTAATGTTGGGTAGTATTGATTACTCCAGAGCTTATCCTGATTCTGATAGACATGGTTTAGTTATAAATGCACCGTATTACCCACATCTTGATATAAACTCACTGAATAACGCTAGTAACGATACTCACGGTCCTGTAATATCAATGACTGGAATATTAACGGCAGGTGGTTACCGTAGATGGGGAATGGGTATAGCAAATACAAACCCTAGTCATTTTTCTATAGGATGGGCTGATAATAATAATAATCCTCATTATGGTGTTGGTCATAACTGGAGCCAAGGAGGTCGTTTTATTATAGATACATCTGGTAATATTTGGTGTACTGGTGATGTAACAGCTTATGGAGCTCAATCAGATGTAAGATTAAAAACTATTAAAGAGAAAGTACCTAATGCCTTAGATGGTGTATGTAAACTTAATGGTTATCGATTTGACTGGAAAGAAAGAGAGGTAAAGATTACTACTTTTATTGAAGATATTGGAGTAATTGCGCAAGAGGTTAAAGAAGTTTTTCCTGAGCTTGCTCGAACAGGAGAAGATGGTTGGATGTCTGTTAGATATCAAGGTCTTACAGCAGTTCTTATTGAAGCAGTAAAAGAACAACAAGCTCAAATCACTGAACAAAAAGCTCAGATAGATGAGTTAGTTGCTATTGTAAAAACAATGAAAGGATTCTAAGATGCCGTTACAATCATCAGGAGCTATTAGTATTAATCAAATCAGAGCTGAGTTAGGGTCTGGTTCATACTCATTAAGAACGCTTAGTGCTGCAGCAGGTAAAGGTACGCCTGACTCTATGAGTGAGTTCTACGGATACTCTTCATTTAGTGCAAGTGGTGGAAGTGTTGTTGATTATTTAGGCTACAGAGTCCACGTGTTTACATCTTCTGGTACATTAACAGTTAATGGTACCAAAGGTATGGAAATTATTGCTATTGGTGGCGGAGGTGGAGGAGGTAATGGTAGCACACAATCTGGTGGTGGCGGTGGTGGAGGCGGCTGGGTTTTATCTTATCCAACTGTTACTGGTAATGTTACTGTAACTATTGGAGGTGGTGGGGGAGTTGATACAAAAGGTGGTAATACAACAGTTAGTGGAGGAGGAGCAAGTATAACTGCCGAAGGTGGTGGTAGATCTGCTGTTTATGGTCCATATCAAAGTCAATCACAAGCTCAAGCAAATGGTGGTTGTGGTGGTGGACACTCTAACTGGAGTTACGGTGGTTTAGGAAGCCAAGGAGGAAACGGTGGTGGAGCTGGTGGAGAATCTAATAACACATCACGAGGTGGTGGTGGAGGTGGTGGTACTAATGCTGCTGGTGCACTTGGAACAAACTGTAATGGTTATGGTAGACGAGGTGGTAATGGTGGTGGCGGTAAATCACATACATGGTTAAACTCTAACTCTATCTACTATGGTGGAGGAGGAGGTGGGGGAGGAGAACCTGGAACCAACGCTTATAACACCGGATGTGGTGGACCTGTAATGGGTGGTCAAGGTGGTGGTGGTAACGGAGCAGTAGCTGGAGGAACAGCAAATAGTGGAGACACGAATACAGGCGGTGGAGGCGGTGGAACACAAGGGAATGGTATTGGTGGATCAGGTGGATCAGGAATAGTTTTAATTAGATACGTATTATAATATGTCACATTTTGCATTAGTAGATAAGGATGATATAGTTGTTAACGTAATAGTTGCTGAACAAGATTTTATTGACTCAGGTGCTGTAGGAGATCCCTCAAGATGGATACAAACATCTTACAATACTTACGGAGGACAACATAGATTAGGAGGAATCCCACTAAGAAAGAACTTTGCTGGTGTTGGCATGTTTTATGATAGAGTAAGAGATGCTTTTTACTTTCTACAACCTAGTACTAGATTTACATTTGATGAGGAGACTTGTTTATGGTCATATCCTCCAAAACCAGATGATGGACAAGAATATATTTACAACTATGTTCTTGATGACTGGGAAGTTTTTAGTTAACTTGTACTATACGCATAGTATAAAAATAAGATTACATAAATAGATAAGAGTAGGTTATGAACAAACAAAGGAAGACCTCCCATATACTTAACGTATTTCAATATGATCATACTACTGGAGCAGTAACGCTTCCAGCTGGTTTATCATTGCCTACACCAGATAGTACTGACAACTCAACAAAAGTTGCCACTACTGCTTGGATACGTGCGTATGTAGGATCTTTATCTTATGCTACAGCTTCATCTGTTGAAACTGCAATAGCAAATCTTGTTGCATCAGCACCTACTACTCTTAATACATTAAACGAGTTAGCAACAGCTTTGGGTAATGATCCAAACTTTGCTACTACTATTACCACATCAATAGGCACTAAAGTACCTCAGTCAAGAACAATTACAATCAACGGAACTGCATATGATTTATCTGCGGATAGAGCTTGGACTATTGCATCAGGTGTTACATCGTTTAACACTAGAACTGGAGCAATTGTACTTAGTTCTGCGGATGTTACTGGAGCATTAGGATTCACTCCTTACAATGCAACAAATCCAAACGGATATATTAGCGGAATTACAAGTGCAATGGTTACTGGAGCACTTGGTTATACTCCATATAATTCGTCAAATCCTAGTGGTTATATCTCAGGCATTACATCTTTGATGGTAACAAATGCTTTAGGATATACTCCTTACAATTCTAGCAATCCTGCTGGATATATTACTGCTTCTACTTTAACTTCATACTTACCATTATCAGGTGGTAATATGACTGGAAATCTAAGACTTGTAAGTATTAGCGGTAATGACCAAACGGTAGAAAATACTTATGGAGCATATTTACACTTAGGAGCTTGGGGAGTAGGTCGTACAGATGCAACTGCCGTGTTAGTCAATACTGCATATAGAGCTGATTATGCAGATGCACTTTTTGATATGAATATATCGAGATTTACTAATAACTCAGGCTATATTACAAGTTCTGCATTAGGGGCATATTTACCTTTATCAGGAGGAACATTAACTGGAACAGTTACTGTAAATGGAGGTTATTCATTTGTTGCAGGAGGCTACAATAACAACGGTGGTTTTGCTATGAATAATGGTGGACAATACTGGGGATTAATGTGGAATATGGCTACTAATGATTGGCGATTAGGTAGAGGTTCACAGACTGCACAGAATGGTTGGAATCTAAGATGGGATTCAGGAGATAATGTTTTTATTAATCAGCACTTATATCTTAATAACAACTACGGATCTACAATAGTAGGTGCTTATTCATCTACTGTTTATCAAGGTATTTTTGCAATGGGAGATGCTTATAAGCTTCCATTAAATGGTTCTTCTACTGGAAGTTTATATGGTTTAGCTTGGTCTCATCCTAATGCAGGAGGTGTTGCTGGTAATCTAAATACGCACGGTCTCTTAGTAATGGAGAATGGGACATTCCTAGCGGCAATATCAGGCTCAATTAGAGCAAGGGACGACATGAGAGCACCTATTTTCTACGATTCTAATGATACTGGCTATTATTTAGACCCCAATAGCACTTCTAACTTATATAAGTTTAGCGGCGGAACTCTATCAAGAAACAATCTTAATAGAATGCACACTAATTCACCTTGGGATACAAGAGCTAATCAGTCTGCGGCATACCAAAATGGAACTATGGGTTGGGGTACTTACAGTTTCAACTCTATGACTAACTGGGGTTCTGGATTTACTGATACTTGGTCTAATCCTGGGAATGCACCTGGAGGTTCAAGTCACTATGTAGGACTACAATCAATGCATCATAGCAGTGAAAACAGCTATAACTTTTACGGATTCCAAATGACTTGCGCAGGAGAAGCTGATAATAGATTCTTTTGGAGAAGTTCTTGGAATACTCCGCGCTCTTGGGTCGAAATGATTCATAGCGGCAATATTGGCTCCCAATCTGTTAACTATGCAAGTTCTGCAGGTAATGCTGACACTGTTGATGGAGAGCATGCAAGTAATTTTGCAACTCATAGAGGTGAAGGTAGAAACTATGTAGAATATTCTCGTTTTGTTTATAACAATGGAGCATATTCAGGAGTAGGTTGGACTGAGCCATCTGACTTAGGTGTTAGATATGCAAGTTCGGCTGGCTATGCTAGTTCAGCAGGCTCCTTATCAGGCTTTGATAAAACAAACCCTTCATTTAGTGCAGTTTATGCTTCTAACTGGTTTAGAGCACAAGGAGATTGTGGATTATATTCTCAGGATTATGGTGGACATTTAAGAAGAAGTAATGGTTCATCTTTTGGTAACTGGGAAACATTCGGTTACGAAAGAAACGGATGGAGCGGTTTCTGTTATGTTCATAATTACTTGTTAAACATAATGAGTAATACATCTGGAGACCATGGATTCTATCAAGAAAATGGTAACGGATGGACATTATTTTACAATAGAGGCAATAATTGTTGGGGTATTGGAACTGACAATACGTATTCAGGTGATGGTTTCCGTTGCGTAAAATATGGGTCGGCTCAATATGGATGGACAACTTGGTCTGATAGACGTGCAAAGGAAAATATAACTCCTATTGTCAGTGCATTAGATACTGTTTTGGGTATGCGTGGTGTTTATTATAACTACATTAAAGATGAGGCTAAATCACAACACGTTGGTTTTATTGCACAAGAATTAATGGAAGTTTTACCTCAGTCTGTAAGATATGCAGATGAAATTGATGAATACAACATTAATTATGGGCCAATTGTTTCTGTTTTAGCAGAAGCTATAAAAGAACAAAACATAAAGATTACAAGACTAGAAGCATTAGTAGAACAATTAACTAACAACTAAACATATGGCATTTAAGATTAACACTCCCATAGGCACTGATGCTGGGATTATTACGGGAGCTTACGTTCGTATTGGCGGATACAATATTAACAAAAACGGAGATATAGTATTCATTATTGATATCTTTAAAGATAAAGATGCAACTACCTACGATACGGCATATATCCCTACTATTCATCCTAATAAACTACAGTCAAAAGAGATTGGTATATCATTAGATGTTAAGATGACTAAGCGCATTCAGTATACAAAGATGATTACAAAACAAGTTGATGGGGTCGATACAGAGATGGAAGAAACCTTCTATAAGAAAGTATCTGACTTGTCAGTATTTGAAACAAAGACTATCTTTGAAGTAGGTTACGAAAAGCTAGGTGAAAAACTAGCATCCTTATATGGAGAAGAAAATATTGAAACAGTTTAAACAAAACATATTATGGCATTAAAAATCACTACCCAAATCGGGACAGACAAAGGCATCACATCAGAAGCTTATGTGCGTATCTCAAACTACCAACTATCTAAGTTTGGTTCAGCTAACTTCCAAGTAGAAATCTTCCAATCAGAAGCAGACGCAGCACCAGCAACTAATGGTATGCCAGGAATGCTTGCAGGACAAGCTCGTAACCAACAGATTGGTGATACAATCTACGTTCAACTTACTAAACAAGAAGAGCGTACAATGAGCTATCCAACAGTAGGTTTAGATGCTGATGGTAATCAACTACCTGATCGTGTTGAAACTATTACAGTTTCAGTACCAGACTTATCTTCTGCAGAAGGTGTTGATATCTTTGCATTTGGATACTCACACTTAAAAGCTAAGTTAGTTGGTTTATTTGGAGCAGAGAACGTAGTTGACTGCTAATAAATAAGTATCTTATAGTATACCCTAGTTGATAATGAATAAGCCGTTAAACCTAAAAGACTTTATAAAGAAAGATTGCAATGGTGATGTAGTATTACCAGGTAACCTGACTGTTACAAAGTTTATAAAAGCCCATACTCCATCTGTACTTGATGACTCAAATACTGTTCCTACAACAGGTTGGGTTAGAGATGTATTATCAACATATAATGTTGGTACAGGAAGTAAGTGGTATACAGG